GTCGGTGTCATTAATGATAGTAACTGTCCATTCTGCGAATGTACGATCACCGGCCATTTTTAACTGACGTCCGCGAAATGGTACTACAATAATACCCATTGTAGATCCTGGAAGTTGCGCCGTTTCACAAAGGAAAGACGTTAATTCAGGATCACCATTTGCATAACCTGGAAAGTTAATAGTAGCTTTAAACAGATTAGGCCTAGCGCCACCACCTCTAAGTTTGGATTTGAAATCATCAACTCCTAAAATTGCCATTTTATTATCTCCTTAGCGCTATTAAACTGTGCCTACGACTTCTTCGAAGTCGACGCCAGTTCTAACTGCCACAAAGTTCAAAGTGACATAGTTGATGGAACGTGCCGGCTTGATGAAGATATTGGCGATGAATTCATTACGATCGACTACTGCTGCTGTATTGTTTGTTTCGTCACAAACGACACGGAAATCAGTAATACCACGTCTGCCTTTTACTTCTCTTAATACTGGCTCTACGATGTTAACAAATTCTGCTCTTGTAAATTCATCATTGAATTCGAACATAACTTGTTCTGCTGCTCTACCGATTGCTCTTTCAAGAACCAAGAAAAGACGACGTACGTTAATACGATCGAATGCAGAAGGTCTTCCAAGATTGGTTTTATCACCAAACAGTAGTACCCCTTGACCAGGAATGTTTGCAATTGGATTTACACCTGCTTTATAAAGAGTATCTCTTTGTGATTTAGAAGGTGTATATGCTAGTGAAGTAATACCTAAGTATTGACCACGTCTAGAACCTGCTGGTGAAAACCATGGGGCTCTATTCAAATCAGTTGCTGCCATAATACCAGCTGTTGAAGAAGAAGCTGGAATTTGGATATACTGATCGTTATATTTGTCGTAGACTTTCAGATAGTTATTATCAGTTATTAGATAAGAACTCTTAGTAAAGGTATTGGCAGTTGCAACTACATTTGTTACCGCTGTTGCTGCAGAAGTAATACCAATAACATCATTTCTTGCTGGTGAACCTATAACAACACAATCTTTTCTTAATGAACTGGCTGTTGAGACCAAATCATTAACAACAGTCGTTTGATCTACACGAGTTACCATACCTGGCGCAATCAAAAAGTCAACTTCTACAGTGTCTTTATCTTCAAAAAGATCAAATCCTGATAGAAATTCTGATGTAGTCAAAGCGCCTGAATTAGCACCATTTGCAAAATCGTAGTTGGTTGCTGCAGTTAATCCTGGAGAGAAATTATCTCCGCTATCTGCAGTTGATCCCGCTCCTGCTGATGCATTTGCGTAATTGGAATCAAATCCAACCATATGAACATATTGAGATCTTTCATTGATAACATCAACAACATAGTTGGTTTGTCCCTCGTCAGTTTTAGCGTTAGAAGCTACTGAAACATAGGGGAAGGTTTCCAAAATCGTTCCGGCTGTACCTGATAGAGTACCATTCTTATCGATAACTGCCACATGAATTTCATCGTTTGATGCATTTTTATTAGTGGCAAATGTGCTTGTTCCTGGTACTGTATCAAATGATGATGCATATGACCATGCGGAAAATGCTGAATCACTTGATGGACAAATAGAAATTCTAAGAGAGTTACCAATTTCCCCAGGATATCTAGCCAAAAATGTATGACTATCTGAATCTAATGCAGATTGTTGTGCATCAAAATCATCTTTATTGTTAACAGTCTCTAGAGGTAAAGATCCGTTACTATCAGCTGCTGTCTGCCCTGTTGTAGAACGAGCATTATATGCAGATGCAGTAGCTTCTCTTACTACCTGTAAAGAGTTTGAATAACGCAAGAAATATGCTGCGTTATGGAAATCTATTGTATTAGACGAGTCTGGTGAAGCAAAGGTACTTACCAATTCTGCTTCATTGGCGATAGCTGTGCGCTGACCAACTGGACCCCATCTAAAATTACCTACGATTGCGCCTGTAGTTGACTGGACATTTGGCACACCGCCAGTCAGATCTATCTCTTTGACGACAACCGCTGGTGATTCGGACGGTGTAAAGAGTGCCATATTATTTTCCTTCTCGGTTACGAATTATAAGAATTTCATGATACGGTTATCTTCAATTAGTATTATTTATAATAATTGTAATTTTATAACTCGTTGGAGTATTCTATCGCCCATGGCGACTCTTCTTGTTCAATCCTTTGAATGTGTTCCGATGCATCGTCAATAAAGCCAAACGGTACAATATCATCTTCAATTTCTTTCATTTTATGTTTAAATAACATATCTTTTAAATTAATATCGGTCATATCTCCAAAATACTGAGTCGATGAGAAATAACCAAACATAACTAGATTCATCATTAAATCATCATGGTTACCATCAGATGCTTCATAGGATTGCCCCTTTGCAACAAATGTCGATATTTCCATAATAGTATTTTCATCTACGATATTTAGCTTATTATTTTCTAATATATCCTTAATAGCTGAACATCCAAGTCTTTTGACCTTACGATTCATTTCAATACCAATTGCATTTGCTTTTACAGCAGATTCAACATGTACATTTTCATATTCTAGATCATGATATAAACCATTGCAGACAACTGTTCCTTGGTCATTTGATTCAATTACTACATAAGCATCATTATAAGACTTTGCGTATTTATAAATAATATTCGGGAAGAGCAAAGGAGAGATAGTGTTATTGCGATATACAGCAACCTGTTGAAACGGGCGGACGCTAATATCGATCAAGTTAAAAGTTGAATAGTCCTGACCTCTTCCCTTCGCAACATCGACTGTCATAATATAATCATGATTCTTTAAAGGTTCCTTATAAACAATAAGGTTACCACCTTCTAATATTTTTTCATATTTACCGGCTCTAAATCCCATTAATGTTTCTGCATTAATAAGTGTATCACCGGTACCGAAGAATGTATTGCCAAATTCCTGATCAAATTGTAATTGAGAGGTATTTGCTACTGTTTGTTTCTTCCATTCTTCGTCACGACCTGGTACATCCCACCAATCAACCCTAAATGGATTAAATTCATTTATACCTTGAGTTGCGCCTTCCCATATCTTATAAAAAGTATTACCAATACCGTTTGCAGTAGAGGTAACAATAATCTTTGTATCTTTACCAGCAGATACCACAGGATAGGTTGACGTATAAAACTCTGCTGCCCTTTCTACAAAGGCAAATTCATCTAGATATAGGAGGTTTACTGAAAGACCGCGAATAGAGCTACCACTAGTAGCAGAAGCAATGATCCGGCTGTTATTGCTAAATTCGATTGATCCTTTATTAAGCGCTTTACATCCCGGTTGAAGAAAGAACGGAATGTTCTCCAGCATAAGCGTGATACGAGATAACATTTCCCTAGCAGTTGCCCCTTTATTCGCAAGAACCGCCACCGTTTTTTCTGAATTGAATAATGAAAACCAGAGTAAGTACGCACATGCCGATATCGATTTTCCCGATTGTCTGCAAGCCAATACAATGTTAAACCGATGCTCATTAAAGTGCCTAAACATATTCTTTTGATAGGGATATAATTTAAATGGAACTAATCCATCATCTAGAGAAATTACTTTACAGTATTTTTCTGCAAAGTATATAGGATCACCCATGCATTTTGCATATTCTCTAACTAGATCTTCAGACCATTCTTGAAGTACACCGTCACGTTTTACATTTGGATTACCGAGGTAATTCTCATTTTGGTGTAACATCTATAATTTCTTTATCATTTTGTAATAGTTTTTGAAGATCAGATGTAGAACCGAGAAATACATTATTAGTAGTATTACCAACTTGTTTTACTTCTTCTCGATTAATTTCTTTCTGCTTCTTGTTCAAATCCATTAATCTATCATTTACATCAGATACATTTTTAATCATACCTGATAATACTTCGTACGCTCGCGGGTGCTCGCTCTCGCGGGCGACCTCAATCATATTCTCTAAAGCATCTTTACCTTTTTCAATTAATTCGTAATATGTTTCTCGAGAATAATCATAATCATTCTTTAAATTATCTTTTGACTCTTTCATTCTACATAATCCGGTGTACATGTACCGCAAGTACAAGATTCACATGAACAATTTTCTTCAAGACATGGGTAGCCTTCTTCGTGACAATCATGTCCACAATTAGGACAAATCTCAGGCACGAAATCTGGATTAGTAGGCAGCAAATTATCTAATATATTTTCTCTTTCCTCTTCAGTTAATTCGTCCCAATTTTCCGGAAGATCCCATGGAGTAGAGTAGTCTTTTTCAGCCATAATTTATTTCCTTATGCACTATCAATTGACGGTGTAATAGTAGTCGTAAATCCAAAATCACTATCAGCTAATCCGATCGCAGACAATGGATCTGGTTCAACTGCTATTCTTTCTAATTTTAAATCCGAGTCTGCTAATCCAGTATTCATCTCAAATATATCTGCGATGCTTTTACGGATAATACCCTTAGTAGCTATAGCTCCATAGAAATTGACTTTCATTTCGAAATCTAGAGTATAAACAATAGTACGTCTTTGTTCCATTGCTCCCTCAAAATCATCGGAGAAAGAAACACTTTGTATTACAATTGGTATATCTTCTTTAAAATCTGGATATTCTACACCGAATGGTTTAATAGTTAAAGAATACTGTGGATTAAATGTTGGCAGTATCTGTTCTACAATTTGCAGCGCATCATCTTGATTTTTTGCATATACATTTAATTGAAAATTAATATTATACGGTACAGGTGAATAGAATTTTTGTCTGTTTGTCGAAGCTGTTCCTGTAGTATTAAAATTAGAAATCTTTGTCAATTGTCTTTGTGTATCATAAGTAAAACTAGTAATTTCGAAAGACATACGAGGTAACTTAATAGCAACTCTTGTATCTGTCGTATCCAGATCCGGCTGCTCTCTAATTCTTTCTAGATATTTTTGTTTAGGTGCATATGACAAAGGAACTTTAATCTGACTAACGACTTGTCCAGAAGAATTTTTTCTTAGTACATATAGATTATTAAAAAGAGCGCCAAATATAGCAACACATTTTCTAATTTTTTGGTGATAAAAATGGGTACCAAACATTAATTAAGCTCCGGATCGCCGAATGGATTATCTTCACTGAAATCAAGGAAGCTTAATCCAGACGGACTAAAGTCATCATTCTGTTCATTTTCAGATATCTGATTATCTTCTGTAACAGCTATAACAGTACGACTAACACCATCTACCAAAATGGTTTCACTAGTGACAAATGT